GATGGTCACGGCTGATGTTAAGATTGGGGATTTACTGGACAAACATATGGTGGAAGAAAAGATACAACGAGACCAGCTTGAAGAGAAAGTGAACTTCTATGAAAAAGAATTTAATATCAATCCTCTTAGTTGGGGAAAGAAGAAAAATAAGTAAATGGGTAGTGTGGCTATCCGTTTAAAATGTGCGAATTATGCTACATTTTGTTACACAACTCTATAAGGTTGATAAGCGGAATATCAACCTTGTTATGCAACATTGCGTAACGCAAACTTGCGCAATAGCATGAAAAACACGGATTAACTATGAAAATTAGTAATAAATCATCGGAATGAGAAGGATGCTATCAATACTGTTCTATCATATCGGTCATAATGCAGATAGACTGCTCTGGTTTAATAGTCCAATGAGTGAGTGGGTAGAAGATATGCTCGGAAACTTATATCAATGGGCTATGTGGCAGTCGGTGCAGTTTGATGATTATTACGAAATATGGCAACCAAATTACAAGGTAAAATGAATAATGGATTTTATGGCGGTATATGGCGAAGCAGGGATGATTGGCGTAGTAGGTGTGATGTTCGTCTATCTAGTAGTATCAATGTCAAAGAAGTCCGAATCTCAGCAAGAGTCACTCAGGAATCTTGAAATAGAGAATCGTGGTCAATCTGAGACAATAGAGAATATGGAAGGTATGATTATTAAACTAATATCGAGATGGAATGAATCTGATGCGGTTAGAGACCGTAGACACGAGGCGATGATTGAAGCGATGGGTGACATTGAAAAACAATTATCTCGTATGGATGGAATTATGTCACGAATGAATGGGAATGGTAAATGAAAGTTTCTGAACATAGAGAAGAAGTATTGAAATACTTAACAAAACTTAATGAGCGACAGATCACAATTTATAAGAGGGTGGAAAAAATAGAGAATCATCTTTCTGTTCAAAATGGAAGAATAGTAGAACTTGAAAAAAGTGAAGCTAAGGTTTATACTATTGCGATTGTGGTGAGTTTTCTTATCCCCATTGTATTAAAAGCATTTAACATGATATAGGTATAGCTATGGCTAGGAAGAAAAAAGCAGATATAATAAGAGAAATATTTAACCAGGGTGCTGACATATATGAAAGACAGCAGTGGGAGAGGGTCAATACAGTTGGGTATGAATTTTCCAATGATGCTCAATTGTCGGAAAAAGAAAAGACATCTCTTGAAGAGCAAGGTATGCCCACATTCACGATTAATAGGATCTTACCTGTAGTCGAAATGTTAAATTTTTATGCAACAGCAAATAGCCCTAGGTGGCAAGCAATAGGCGTCGAAGGGAGTGATTCTGGTGTAGCTGCGGTATTTTCTGATATTGCAGACTATATATGGCATTTATCGGATGGGGGCACCTTGTATGCAAATGCTATTAATGATTCAATTACCAAATCAGTAGGTTATGTATTGGTTGATGTAGATCCTGATATGGATAACGGAATGGGCGAGGTCACTCTAAAACAACCAGATCCTTTTGATGTATATCCAGATCCGAAAAGCAGAGACATGCTATTCAGAGATGCTGCTTATGTCATAATTAAGAAAGTTCTTCCCAAAAATCATCTTGAGAAACTATTTCCAGATTATAAAATAAAGATCAAGAGGTCTAGTACAGTGCAAACTAATGATGATTACTCCCAGAGAGCAATGTGGGATAATGACCAATCTCTATTTAGTCCGAAAGATAATAATAATACTATGACAGTTAGGTCTGATGGGACTCAGGATGACATGGTTGAGTTTTTTGAAATGTACGAAAAGATCAAAGTTCCATATGTAAATGTATTTTACCGCATGCCTCCCACTAAAAAAGAATTAAGTGAGATGAAGAAGCAATGTGATGTAATGGTAAAGGAGATGCAACAGGAACTTGAGGTGCAGTTTCGAGAGCAAGAAGCATCTATGCAAGAACAAGTACAAGCAGGTAAGATGCTACCAGAAAGAATGCAACTCGAACTGACAAAGGCAAAGGAGCAGATGGATGCTCAACTTCAAGGATTTAGCCAGGAGTGCATGAGCAAGTTACAGCAGGAAGCGTCTAAGATTGAGAACCAAGTTATTAGCGAGAAAGAGTTTAAAATCATAATGGAAGATGAGAATTTTGCTAAAAATGTGATAGAGAGCATTCCATTTAAGGGTACTCGCATAAAGCAAAGTTGCGTAGCGGGTGATCAGTTCTTGTATGAAAAGGTCTTACCAGATAATGTAACTGAGTATCCCATTGTTCCATTCCATTATAAATGGACAGGGACACCATTTCCCATATCTGCAGTTTCCCCACTAATCGGAAAACAGAGAGAAATAAACAAAAGTCATCAAATTATGGTGCATAATGCATCATTGGGTTCGTCGCTTAGATGGTTATATGATGAAGGCGCTATTGATGAAGAAGTGTGGGAAAAATATTCATCCGCACCAGGCGCATTACTTCCGAAGCGCGTTGGATCGGAAGCTCCTACTCCCATATTACCAGCTCCTCTATCTAATGCATTTTTCGGCATTGTTCAAGAAGGTAAACAGGATATGGAATATTTAGCTGGTATTTATTCAAGTATGCAGGGGGATACTCAACAACAGCATGAGACATTTCGTGGTATGCTTGCGCTAGACGAGTATGGTACCAGGAGAATTAAACAATGGATGAAACATAGCATTGAACCTGCGCTTAGGCAACTAGGTAAGGTTGTAATGCAATTCTCTCAAAATGTATACACTGCTAACAAAAGATTTAGAATCGTTCAACCCAGTGCGTTACAGCAAGAGAAAGAGGTTGAACTAAATGTACCCCTTTATAACGATATGGGTGAGGCTATCGGCAAGAGCATGGACTATGAGACTGCTAAATTTGATGTACGAGTGGTTTCTGGTTCTACATTGCCTATAAATAGGTGGGCATACCTATCGGAATTGAAGGATATGATGCAACTAGGCATTGTAGATGATCTTGCCGTCCTTGCTGAAACAGATATTAAAGATAAAGAACAAATTGCAAAGCGTAAGAGCTTATATGCTCAGATGCGCGGTCAGATCGAGCAGATGGACGAAGTCTTGAAAGATAAGGAAGGAACGATTGAAACGCTTGAGAGACAATTAGTACAGGCAGGCATTAAAGGTAAAGTAATGCAGGCTGAGATGGAAATCACAAAACACAAAGAACAGGCGAAGTCTAAGACAGATAAGCAATACACTGAAACTGAAGGTAAGCAGAAGCTCCTAAGGAATGTAATGTCCAATGAAGCTGATGCCGTTAAGGACAAGATGGACCTTGAGTTACAGAAAACACGAAACAATTTGGCAAACGCCAATAAAAAAGAATAATATACAACTAACTTAGGAGATTAAGTATGGTAGCTTCTTCCGAAAACACTGAAAGTAACCCTGAAGTTCAGGAAAAACCGTTAAATGACTTTGAATCATTTGACAGTCTACCTGAAGGAACAGGCTCAGAAGGTGATGATTTTTTTGAAGCACTTGATAAATCAGTCAATGGAGGAATCCTTGACGATACCACTGAGGTAACCCATCAAGTCGCGAGTGACCCCGAACAGGTAACTCACTCTACAGAAAGCGGTGGCTCTAACACGTGGGACAACGACGATAATCCTTATAAGAAGCGGTATTCCGATTCAAGTCGGGAAGCTGTGAAACTTAAGGATGAGCTGAAAGACCTGGAACCTTTTGTTCCTGTTCTTGAAGCAATGAAAAATGATAGTGGGCTTGTTGACCACGTTCGAGACTATCTGGTTAATGGCGGTGAACCAACAAAGACGATTCAGGATAAGTTAAATCTTGATGAAAACTTTATGTTTGACGCCAGTGAAGCTGTATCAGATCCTGATTCAGATTCTGCAAAAGTAATGAATGCTCATGTAGACGGCATAGTTCAACAAAGAGTTGGGCAAATGCTTCAAGGTGAACGTCAGAACGCGCAAGCTATGCAAGCAAAGGCACAGCGATCAAAGCAGGAGAATGAATTCAGAGAGAAAATGGACATGAGTCAAGATGATTTTGACGGCATGATGGCTGATGCCAAAGGTCGGAAAATGACTATTGATGATATTTATTATCTCGTTAATCGTGATAAAGCGGCAAAAAACACAGCAAATGCTACTAAGCAAGATATGCTGAATCAGATGAAAAATGTCCGAAATATGCCAACAAGCGCCAGTGGAGTGAACAGCCCAGGAAAGGTAGTTAAATCTGCAGATGATTCTGTATTTGATAACATACTTTCCCTGGATCCTGATTTAAATAACCTGTTCGGATAGGCCTTATTTGGCGCTATTCCGAACTTAAAGAAAGGAGTTTGGAATGCCAGAAGACATTCTATATTCATCGGGCTCTAATATCGGTACTTTTACTGATGGTGCAGCCCCTGGTGCCCCTAGCGGGTATGATGGATCTGATCCTAACACTGGTGATCTTCGTAGAAAATACGACTTTGGAAGTCGTGTATCGGAGCTCGCTGTGTCCCAAGATCCATTCTTTCGTTTAGTAAGTAAACTAGCGAAAAAACCCACGGATGACCCTCAGTTTAAATTTACTGAGAGACGTGGCTCATGGCATAAGCGTTATGCTTATTTAGCACATCATGGTAGCAGTTTTGACACTAATTGTTCTACAAATGCAAATTCGCAAGATGCTGCAGAAGATACATGGTATGGTCAATTTGGTACTGACTATGCTAGTGCAGGCAATAAGACTAATGTGTATGGCCAAGATACAACTTATCAATCTGGGGGAGCTGGTACTAAGCCAGAATTTTTCATGGTTGATCAGTTAATTAAAGTTCCTGTAGCAACAGCTTCAAACGCATCTAATGATAAGTTAGTTTCTGACTACCAAGTTATAAAGATATCCAGTGTAGCAGATTCTGGAAATTACGTTAATGTAACAGGTAAGGTAGTTAAAAGTGTTGACGCAGGTAGCTTCTACATGGGTGAACCAGCTGGAATGAGCGTAGCTGACAGTGATACTGCCGCAGCGACTCAAAGTGAGGAAGCATTAGCACCATATAAGTGTTATGTTGTTGGTTCTGTGTTTGAAAAAGGAACTGGTTATCCAGAGACTTGGAAAGACCAACCTTTCTCAACTAGCTACGGACAAACTCAAATCTTCAAAACTACAATGTCGATGACTAACACTGATCGTGCAACGTCATTAAAGTTTGAAGGCAATGAGTGGGCACGTATCTGGAAAGAGAAGCTTATCGAGCATAAATGGGATATTGAGCAATCACTCCTATTTGGATCTCAAAACTCTACTTACCGCACTACACAAGGTGCAGTTGATTGGGTTTTAAGCCACGGTAATGCTTTTGAATGGGCGACTGACAAGCACGCAGATAACTTCCTTGATGATATGTCTGCACTGTTAGATCCTCGCTACTCAGCTAGTTCTGGTACAGTATTCTTCTGTTCAACAGAAGTATACAACTGGTTACATAAGCTGGGTGGTTATTTCTCTAATAACATCGGCATAGATGGCCAATTTCGGGCCGACCTTGCAGTAACTGGTCGCAAGAAAGTTCTTGGTCTTGATGTGACACAGATTTCTACACCTTATGGTGGAATGAATCTGATGAGAAACATTCACTTGGATGGCACTAATGTATCTATGATGGGAGTCGATCTAAAGCATGTCGCTTATCGACCTCTCGTAGGTAATGGCCTTAATCGCGACACCTCCATTTATGTAGGTGTACAGACACTTGAAAACAGTGGTGTTGACCGTCGGGTTGACCAAATTCTTACCGAAGCTGGTATGGAATTCAGCATGCCCGAATCTCACGCTATCTGGAAGAAAGTGTCTTCAGTCAACAGTTAAACAGGAGGTATGAACAATGGGTAATCCTTTATACGGATCAAACAAAGCTGATGCCAAACTTGACGGAATGGTTGACGCACAGGACGCGATTGCAGATGCAGCAGCAGCAGGAACACTTGCTGATCTAGCTGCAGCGGAGACAAAAATGGACTTATTGAAAGATAAGATCAATGCAATTATCTCTGCTCTTGAAAGCGCAGGCGTAATCAAGTCATAAACTGAAATTTGAGGGGTAATAACTCAATATAAGGTTAGGGGCCCATCTTCGGGTGGGTCCCTTTTTAAAAATTAAAACAATTAGGAAATAATAATGGCAAATTTATACAAATTTACAGGCGGTGAAGTACTAAATAAGGTTTTGAACGACGATGGGGAATTGAAGTGCAACAATACTGTAACTCAATTGTCTAGTGTCACAGTGGCTGATAGTGGCGTTATAGCAACTATGCAGGACGATATAGCTCTTATGAAAGCAGACATAGACGATATAAGGATTGCTATTCAGGCCGTTAAGGCCACTACAGATAAACTTGATGCTTGTGTTGATGAATCCGCAAATGTGCTGAATGTATCTACATCATAATGGCTCGATTTCTATCTCAAAAGATTTTTGATATTGCTGGGCTTACGCATTCTAGTGGTGACTCTGATAAGGTACATGCCTATTGGAGAGCAGGTGCGCGTGACACAGTAACAAGGTCACTGAGATCGGACCCAACAATAGTGTCTGGTATGTTTAACCAGGAAACTGGTACAACATCACTTGCAATAGCTCTTGATGAGGTGCATACTATTATGAGTGTCTTGAGGGATAATTATCCCTGCAGTAAGATATCATTTGCTGAGTCAAATCTATATGATGATTCCACATCAGGAAGTATTCATGAATCAAGTATTTATAATCCAGTATGGTACGTAGACACATCATCGTCGAATACACCTACAATTAAAGTGCTCCCTACTAGCTCTACAAGCATAAAAGCAGAGCTTATTGATTATGCTGGGATTGATGCTGTTGATTTATTTGCTGCATCAGAATCAGGTGGATTATCCATTACAATGGAAACCTTATTGGTTTTGTATGTGGCTATAAGAATATTAAACGACGAAATGTCTACCCAGGCGTCTAACATAACATTTTCGGCACTTACAGGTACTCCAGGGTTTACAGCATTTGATGATGCTCTTACGCATGCGCAAGATCTTATTGATAATTCAGGAGGAATATCTGGTCTTACTAGTGATGCAGTGGATTTTATAGAAGAAGGGGATACAGAACAGGTTGCGGTTGTTATTGCTGCAGCGAAACAGGAATTAGAAAGAGCCGCTGTAAGTGTTGGAAAATTTGAACCAGCAATAGCTGAAGCAAAGGCTTACATGGAAAGTGAATTGAAAGAATTAGAGCAGTTAGCCATAAGAAAGAGTCAATTAATGCAAGAATATTACGGATACTTTGGCCAACAACAGAAATCGAAGGAGAGGGCTGATGGCTGATTGGGGAACAGATACCGCAGGTTCAGAGAGTTCATGGGTGTCAAAAGACCCTATGCTAAGGTCTTATTGGGATGATCCCGAAAGTAATCTTACGTGGGACGGTACAGGTTCTGAATATGCTCTATTGAGCTATAATTGGGACAGCGTCGGATGGCTTTATAACTCCCCAGAATGGTCATCTGCAATTTTAACAAGCCAAGTAAATTGGTCAACTGATCTTATAGGGACAACTTCACCATGGGTGAAGGACACTTCGGGGTCAATCACAAACTGGAATGTATAATGAAATTTATGGAAATAATGCAAAGGTCTGGACTAACACAATTTGGAGTAGCTAAATCCTATTTGAAGAGTGCTCTTTTAGAAATTGAAAACAGATACCCAGAAAAGATAGAACAGGCCAAATCAACCATTACTAAGGATAGAAGGTATTATACAACTCCTCCCAATATGATAAATCTAAGAGATATCAGAGTTTATTTTAAGGGGGATGATGGGAAAACTAAATACAGATCTATTCCTAGAATCAAAATGTTAGAGGATGTGGACCAAGATGGCGTCTAATAAGAAATACGCATATTATTTTCGCGGTAGGGATATTGCTTTAGTCGAAAATAAAGATAATCAATGGCAGTCTCCTACTGAGACCATAACAAACGGACTCATGATGGAGTATAGTAAGATGCCAGAAATCCCTACTAATGAAGCAGCTGATATAGATGTATCAGAAACATTGGGTAATGCTCTCATGTACTATTTCAAAGCCATGATAGCAGAATCTCAAAATAACCTTGAAGAGAAAGAATATTTCTATGCTCTTTTTATAAGGTGGGCAGATATGGACAGACGAAACAAGATTAAGGCAGTAAGACGAGTAATACCTTCATTCTCTGGATCACCAGGGATTAAGTCTACATCATGATTAGGAAAAGTGTAAAAAGAATAGTCAAGGAAACTTTAAAGCGCCTTGATCTCTATTCCGAAGAAGCAGTAGCTCTTATAATCGCTACTGGAAATGCTGAGAGCGGATTCAGGCACCTTGAACAGATCAAAGGGCCAGCGAGAGGTTTCTTCCAGTGTGAACCAGCTACCTGTTTAGATATATGGGAGAACTATGTCATGTATCGCCCTCAGATAAAAGAAAAATTATGGAATTTAGGATTTAATGAGGCAGATGCTGAATGGTCTCTGTTTTCAAATATCGCAGTTCAAGCCGCTATATGCAGACTGCACTATAGACGAGTTCCCAAGCGATTACCTGCTGTAGACGACCTTGTTGGTCAAGCGAAATACTGGAAACAGTATTACAATACAAAACACGGTAAGGGGACTGTTGAACATTTTTTAAAAGCTAATGGAGGGAGTAGATGATATGTCCTTATTGTGCATCAGTGAAAGTAGCAAAAGAAGGAAAGCGTACTTTGAAGTCTGGTGTGTATCAGAGGTTCGCGTGCAAGAATTGTGGGAAGTGGTACCAAACGCCACTTATAGAAACAGAGACTATAAAAGATGGAATCGTTGAACCAGGAGGAGTCTTATCTTTCAAATTTGACAAGCCTGTTAAGATTCATGGTGCAACCGATGTTCATCACGGTGCTGCTGAACATAGCTGGAAGCACTTCGATGATTTTATCGATGAGGTTTATTCTGATCCAGATGCTAGGTGGTTTTTGAATGGAGATAACATCGAACTTATTCCCCCTGGATATAAAATCTCTCAGAGAGGTCAATCTATGGAGCCAGATGAGCAACATATCTCTTTTAGAAAGCGTATTGAGAAGATTGCAGATAAACTACTTTTTGTTAGGGGTGGCAATCATGACTTTATTAGAAGTGTAAACATATTAGGATTCGATGTTTCCATGCTTCTAGCAGATGATCTACAAGTGCCTTATTTCAAATTACCTGGTTATACAAAGTTAACTGTAAATGACAAGGATTGGTTTTTAGTAACTGGGCACGGAAGAGGTGGTGGTAAGAATGGCGACCTTGAGTTGGATAAGATGGCAGCAGTTTATAGCCAAGGAGATGTATTCTTTTTAGGCCATAATCATCAGCTTTATGCAAAGCCCATAGATTCATTAAGAGTGGATAATGGCGAAGAAAAAATTCATAGGAGATGGTATTGCAGGGGTGGTTCCTTCCTTAACTATGCAGAATATGCACGATATTCATTTTTTCCTATGATTAGGACAGGATGGGTTACAATGGAATTTGGCCCAAAATCAATTAAATCATGGTCTAATTAGGAGTTAATAATGGACATTAAATCAATGTTAATTAAACTTGCTGAAGAGCAAGCAGAAAAAATGCAGGAACAGGCTATAGAACACCTGGCTTCCGATGAAGTAGCAGATAAAATGGCAACTGCAATTAATCGCAGGATCGACATCCCATTTGTTTCTGAAGATAAAGAACAAATCTTCTTTGAGAAGATTATGGACGTTGTTACGGATGTATTAGAAGGCATATTCAAGAGCAAGTAATGAACAAGAGTGTTCATTATGAAGAGGCTCAGGATTTTGATGATGTAGTTGACTGGGATGAGGTATGGGGTCTCCCCACATTCCATAAGAATAGAATTATCAGATCTTTGCTAGAAACTGCAACAGAACAAGAAGAAATAGAGATTAGAAAATGCCTAAAAAAGAATGGAAAATCGAAAGATTCGACGGAGGGATAAACCGTGGTGCATCTAAGAGAGACCTACAGATCAATGAACTTGTAGAAGCTAAATCTATAAGCATTGGATCACATGGACTTGTGAAGTGCGGAGGGTCTCTTCAGTCGCATTCTATGGGCACATCTCCAACTTTTGCAGATAGCGCTAATACTACTTTATCATCAGATAAGGGGAGAGGCTTATTTAGATTTGCCTCAGATTATTCAATCGATGTTACAATAGATACAAATGCCGACAGTGAAGAGGGAACAGAGCATGATGATCAAGGTGGTTTTTTAGTCAGGGTAAATGTCGACACTGATTTCATTGATAGTGTTAGTGATGGAGATACAGTAGTACTAGCGGGATGGAGCAGCTTAGATGGCATTTATACCATCTCTGGTAGAGAAAAAAATCCTAGTGGTAATTATTTTGACTTAGATGACACAACGTATTCGTCCAATGAAAGTGGATCAGTGTCTACTATTTCAACTTTCACCGAAAGAGATACTAACTTTTTAGGTTTTATTGGAGCGGGTGGACGATTATCTCTTTATGACGATGGTGTATCATCGTGGGTATTGGACAGGTTTGATGTATCTACAACAAGCACAACAGAGCCAATTATTTATACCGTAGACGGATCAATACGTATAAGCGATGGAAATTTTGATACATCTGCGAATACAAAGCACTTTGGATATTTAAATAGAACATTCTTTAAAAATGGAGTCAATGGGCAAAGTTCAACAGAATATTCAGTTAATAACTGGTTTTTAACGGATCAAAATTTAGATAAACCGACTGGGTTAGATTTGTCATACCAATATTATGTTGGAACGGGCCAAGAAGATGATCTTGGGGAAACGACGTACACGGGAATTTCTTATGGGGATGTATTTGTGAGGCTCACTGCTCTTCACGACTCAACATTAGGTACAGGAGTTGATTCAACAACGGGATGGGAAGCAAAATGGAATATTGCTGTTTCCTATGTTTATGAAGGCAATCAAGAATCTCCATTAACCTATAGAACACGAGGTGACTCTGTTATTGACTTTATTACAGAAGTTGGGGGTACTGCTCCTGCTATATACGGAGTAGATGTGCAATGTGGAATTAAGACCGATAGCGCCAATAAAATTGATAGTAGAATTACTGGGATTAATGTATACGCTAGAGAGGATGGAGCAGATACATGGTGGCAAATTGGTGAGTTTGATATTACAAATGGTGGAGTATCCCGTGATGTTAGTGTCGACGGATACACTGGCTGGAGAGATCATTCAGATATAACTACTAATAAAATTTTATGGTCTCCTACGGGGAGATTAAGAGCGTTCCCCTTAATAAAATCTTTTGAGATGTCATCAGGTTTCGATAGCGAGACAACGAGGTTGACTGCAAGATTTAAAACGGCTACTGTTCTAGGTAGGGTTGCGTGGATTGGAAATGTAAAGATATTCAACCCTGACAAAGGTGCAGTCGAAGTCATGGGCGATACTATGATAAAGACACAGCCTGGAAAGTTTGATACGTTTTTATTAGATAATAAATCAGTAGCATCTATTAATGATGGTGAGTCTATTGTACACATAGAAGGATTTAATGATCGCATCCTGCAGTTTAAAAAACATACCTTATATATTATTAATGTGGCAAGCGACTACGAGTACATAGAACAAACTCATATTAATAAAGGAGTAGAGCATTCAGCGTCGGTATGTAAGAATGATATGGGGATATCCTGGGCAAATAAGGAAGGTGTTTTCCACTACGATGGTGAAAAAGTTTTAAATCTCTTTGAATCCAAGGGTGTATTAAGGATACCTGAAGATGACTGGAAAAAATTTAGAGAAGCATCTAAGGGAAGTGGGGGTGCTACTATGATACAAAGTGTTGGATATAATCCAGAAGACAAGACTTTGATTGTGGTTGATACGATCGCAAGTAACACAAATGGTGGTGAGGTATACGTATTTAGTTTTAAAACTGGAGGATGGGTATTCTACCCCGCTGGAACATTTAATGTAGCCAGTAAGAGTAATTTTATTCTAGGATGGGATGATACACTTCTTCATGGATATCAAAGTGGGGACTCTATGGTATTCAAAAAATGGGATCATACACCAGTTGATAAAGATGATTATTTATTTGAAACCAAAGATATAACTTTTGATTCTAATTCAAAGAGAAAGCGTATTTACAGTATTTACGTAACTCATAGGAATGCAGGCACTGATAAAGTTAAACTATCATATAAGATACTAGATTACTCAAGTGGTGAAGGTTCTTGGACAGGTGCAGTTTCATTAACAGAGCACAGTACAGCAGCAAATTGGACAACACAGAGAATTGTGGTTAATGCCAATGATGTCTTATCAATGCAGTTAAAGGTTTATCAAGCGCCTGATGTGGGTGACCCCCCTGTAACACATAGTGTGCCAGCGGGATTTGAAATTAATGATATCAACATTGTATACAGGGATGTTAGCCTCAAATGAGTAGCGAGACTAGAAAGATCAGAAATATTACTGGCTCCAGGCCTAAGGTTGTGTCTGGTGCTCCAGCTGTTGGAGAACTAAGGGATAATGTCCCCGAGTATAGGTTTATATCTGGTAAGGGTATGTTTCTATTCATCAAACATAAAGGCGTTGTATATAATATCAAATTATCTACTGGAGGAGTATAATGAGCAATAGTTTAACGCGAAGCGCTATCAGTAATATATACAGTAGCGCCAATACAAAGCATTCCGTTATGGATGCTGCCTATGATATTAAACAAGATTATGCCGACCTAACAGTTGAAGACATGTATCAGGGGAAAGAGGCAATCGCATCCGCTAAGAGTAAGGCAGCCCCTTTTCGGGCAGGTGCTAGTATCATAGGAGGAGGCGTAGGTTTTGTTGTTGGTGGCCCAACAGGAGCGGCTATTGGTGCATCAGTAGGCGATAAAGCAGTGACATCTACTATGGGTACCGATAGAACCTATATCCCATATACTAGAGAGGGGATGGATAACTACTTCGCAATGAAAGCGAAGCGGGATGATCAGTATAATGCAGAAGCTATTCAATTGGGCACCATAGCTTATCAAGCTGGAGCCATTGGACAGACTAAGTTAAATCAAAATGCTTTTAATTATGAGAAAAATATCTTTCCAAATACAACAGGTGAGTGGAGTGATGTAATTGAAAGATCTCCTCTCGATTTATATAGAGATGTAGGTGATCAGGAATACTCTGATTCTGAACAGACTGCTTTTGGCATCCTGACAGGGAGGTACTTGTAATGGGTTATGTTAGCGTAAATAGGGAGTATGAACCAGAATTTGAAGATTGGTATAGTAATCATGCGAGTGAGTATGATGATTGGTCCAAGTTTGAGAATGCAGAAAAGGGCGATGCCTATAGGGCATGGAAGAAACTCCAGAGCACATATGCCCCCATTATTGGCGATCTACAAACAGAGTACGACAGCCTAACTAAATTAACTAAAACATCACATTATAGACCAGAAATTGGCTATCAGATTCAAGCTGGGGCCAATAAAGGTGAAAATATGTTTGCGGCTAGTACGCAGAAATTATTTAATACTAAAGCTGGTAAATCAATGGTTGAATCATCTGGTGTAAATAAAGCCTTAACTAATATACATGATAATTTTGAAGATATGATGGGAACTAGTGTATATAATGCATATGCTGGAACCGCAGGAAAGATTAGCGGTGTTAAAGACCTACAGAGAACTATACAAGGTGACATCAGAAATTATGAGAGGAAGATGATATGAGCGAAGCACTACAAGCTTTAAGTGGACTTATTTCCCTAATCAGGTCAGATCAACAAGAGAAGAATAAAAATATACGAGCTCGTGACGCAATGGAATTCAATAGAGAGAATATGTATATTGAATCTGGGCTTAGGGGATTAGAGCAGGAGAGAGCTCGGGTAATAGCATTGGAAGATCAAGCCATACAAGCTGGATTAACTATAGATAGTCTAGATACCTTAGATGGGGCTGATACAACACGGAATGCAAAGAACATCGCAATTAAAAACCTAGATGACATAAATAGTGAGATCATTAATTCTAATCGTAGGGGCGATAAGATTCAAGAGAGTCTTGCTGAATTCAATAAGGGTACCCAATTATTTGATCACGTGGATATAAATAAAGATGGAATATTAAGTATTAGCGAGCTCCAGACGCCTGGGGGGCCTGACTATAATTACAATGACCCTTTTATACAAGGGCTATTGTCGAAAGAGTACGGTGCTAGGGAATCAAAAGACCTTAGAAAGGCAGTTTTAGAAGGAGACCTAACTCAGATCCAAATAGATAGTCTACCGCAGGAACTACAGCAGAAATATGATAGAGGGGTAATAGATATAAACGTAGCTCAGGCAATTTATGATAACCTGGAGACTAAACAGAAATTAGAAAATAACTCTAAGGTTCTTTCAAACGAAGCTCAACGCCTTCAAAATGTACACCAGGGCATAATAAACAATTATTTACCATTTGAGAAGGAAGATGAAAAGACAGCCCGTAATTACGCGTTAGCCATTAGTGCAAACGAGGTAGAGCGAATTGACACTCAAAATAAGATGCTAGATGAAGCTTACGAGCAAGCAAAACTAGAAACTTCCATGAGAAGAATGGAGCACAATAATGAGCAGGATAGATATGATGATGAAGATTGGGCACTTGATAAAGCAAAGCAGGAAAAAACCATTGAGTCGTCGGATCGGTTAAAAGCAAGTCTTAACATGTCTCAAAAGATCATAGGTATGAAAGTTTTGTCAAAAGTTGCCTTTAAGGATGGTACCGATATTATGCCACTTGTTACGTTAATGTCTGAATATGAGTTATTGGCGACAGGGGTTGATAATAACTTTGATTCTAAATTTGATATTTACATTAGAAACAATCCCACATACGATCGGATAGCTGATGACATAAAAGATCTAATTACAACTCAATCTATGGGCAGCTCAGAAGAATTGATTGCTGATTATAGATTCAGCTCAGATGTGATATCGGACATAATGAAGAAAGGAGATAAGCTCCAGGCGTTTATTAATGTTAATCAGCAAGATATCAATACCTGGATTGATGAACAGAAAGGCTTATCTAGGGTGAAAAAGAAATGGTCAAAAGTTGATGGTAGGATAGCGTATATCAAGGCCCACGCTGATGAGATAGACGGAGCTAATGACCTACTTGATGCTGAAGCCTGGATAGAGACGGGTGTGTATAATAATAAAATTTTACTTAAAGAACTGGGAACTGTTGGAACTCAGATAAAGGCACATGAAAAAGTCCATAGTACGTACCTAAGCACTGTTCTTAATTCTGATTTATTGTTGGGATCAAAACAAATCTCCGATGATGAGTTCAAAAGAGCGTTAGAAATCCTTAATAAATAATTATGGACGCTTTATACGAAAAACAGCGAATTAAAAGCGCGTTTCTTGCTAAGGGACAATATTTAACAAGCGCCCAGGTTGACGAATACTATAATAATCTTAAATCCCAATCTGAGGATGAAGGATATGGGTTCATCGGGCAAGACGAAACTATATATGATGCTTATAACGATGATGGAGTTGTTAAAAACATTCTTGAGGGTGCGGCAAATGCTGTTTGGTCTGGGGTAGACACGGCTTTAATCGGGGCACCTGGCTGGGCATGGAAGGCGATTGATGAGGGCTCTTATGAGTCTGCCATGGAGGAGTTGAATGACTCAGCACTTGGTAGAGTTGGGGGCACCTTAGGAGGACTTGCTGGATTTCTGGCTCCTATGGGAGTATGGGGGAAGGGAATGAGTGCTGTCACTCGCACCGTACGCGGAACTAGTCAGGCAAAGGCAATTGCTGGAGGTAAGAAACTAGCGGATATAGCATCTCCGACTACAAAAGCTCTTCAGGCAGGGGCTGGTAGTAAATTATACTCTGAAACATTAAAATATACGCAAAAAGTAGGAGGCTCCTTATCAAAGTCTGAAGCTCAAAATATTGCTAAAGCAGTGTCCGATGATGTTATTGGGTTTAGTACGGATGGCCTTAAATGGTATCAGAAAATTATGGGCGGTGGAAAGGCATATCAGCTAGAACATAGCGTTGAACATCTAAATAATGCTAGAAATGTGATGAAAAGTATTATGCCTGAGAGATTGGCAGCTGAGCTTTCAAAAGCTGGAGTAAAAAATCTTACTGAAAAACAGATTTTAAAAATGTCAGATGATATGATTGAGTTACTAGGATCTAAGCCGTTTAATAGTTTAGAAAGCATCATACAGGGCGCTTATTCTGGTACAATAGCCACTCCCGCTCTGCGGGTTTTAGGTGGAATGGCTCAGGAGGCTGTCCAATTCGGATTAGTCGGTGCATCTATGGATGCAGTCCAATACGGCAAAGGCGACCTCGATCTCTCAGATGATACATATTTTGACAAGGTTATGAGCCACCTTATTACAGGTGCAGCTTTCGGGGCAGTAAAATTTATACCAGGGGGTGTAAACAATAGTATACTAAATCCTTTTAAGGCTAGCGTTGGAAAGCATGTAAAATCTATTAATAAGAAAATTGATAAGATGTCCCTAGACGAGGCAAAAGCATTTGCTCGCAATGAGATGAAAAACGATAGATCGTATTTATTAAATATAAATGGTCAAAATGTATTAAGGAAATCTCTAAGGAAAGGTGTCGGCATTAAAAAAGAACAACTATCTGCCTTAAAGACATCTATGAAGCAACACAATATTAATATGGCGAAAGATTTCAATGGCCCCAAGTGGAGCAAGTTAATTAAAGAAGGTGGTCGAGATTTAATAGGGTCACTCCCTAGAATGGCAATGGGTAGTGCTATAATGAACTATCATGCTATGGAAGATGGAGCCTTTGATTACTTATCTCCACTTGAAACAGGATTTCATTTCGCCCTTGGTGCCTTAATAACAAAAAAACATAAACCTGTATTTGAAGGCACAGTCCCTAGGACAGGATTTCACTTTGGTGAGAGACCGTATCACTACGCTAGTGAATTAACTGCTATTAAACAAGGCTTAGACAGGATGAATGTCTATTCGCATAATATTGGGGATCTTGTAAAGCAGTTTGATGGAAATCTATATACCGATTGGGTTAATAGAAATCAGATTCAGGATGTTGAGAATATCATAACAACACTAATGGATAATAATGTTATTTATGACAAAAGTAACGGACCTATAACTCCTAAGGGGGTTACAGCCCTTACCAATAGGGAATTGTTAGATTTAATAAACCCAGTAACTGCTGTAATGACATCTAGAAATTTAGCACTAAATCCGAATTCCACTAAAGCAGAGCATGCTAAAGCTCTTGATAGCGTTAAGAATCTAGTTTCAGAGGAGCTTACTACAGCAGCTCACACTCGAAGACTTGACTCTAGCACTAATATAAGGCAGGCTGTACTTAGCGGGAGTCAGAAAAGTATAACTAAGTTTCAAAGAAATACTTATGAGCTTTTTGAACAGATGCATGATATTCTATCCAATAAGCAAAATAGTGTTGATGAGGGAGTATTATACGATTTTAATTTAAATTATAAACATTTAGATATCACAGATGATCAGAGGATAGCCATAAGAAAATTTCAAGATCTTACTGAAAATCTTAAGGATGAGGGCATCATCACACTGCGGGATATAGAGCACTCTAAGCAAAAAGGACTACAGTATGAATTAACTCATGAGTCTATTAATAAAATAGACGAACTGAGTAAGATGTATGAACAAACATTGGGGCAAGAGTTATATGGAAAGTCTATGGGCATCCCCGCAGACTTGAACGACCCTATGCTTTGGAACTTGGCCAGAGAGGTTAATTATCAGAAGAATGTTGCAAACGTGGTTGATGTAATAGGGGGCAAGGAGATACCAGGCCTTGAAAAGGTAGACGCGGGTGAAATTAAATCCCTTGTTCAGCAGGTGTTGTCAAATAGTTCTAGTCGGAACGACGTGACAATGACAGACAGTCCCTTAAAGATTGAAATGGAATTCCCAGATGATTGGGGAGGCTCTACTGCGCAACAACAGGCATTACAACAGTTTACACTTGACCTGTGGAGTATTGGCGCAACTAAGAGGGCTCCTGTTGATGGAAGGAAAGTGGTTATTTCTGCAGGCAAAGTCACTGAACTAAAAGAAAAGCTTGTAAAAGCAGGTATGCCTGATCCCGAACATCACATGTTAGATACAAGAATGGCCACATGGGTTGAAAAAGCAATATCACATGGAATTGATCAGGCTACTTACGGCATGGATCTTGATCCTCATGTTGGGTTAGTTATAAAAAAATTAATGAAGAATGGCATTATAAGCGTTGCTGAGGATAGTGCAGGAAGAGGGGTTAGACTAGTGGCTCCTGAATCAATAAGTGCCGATCAGGTAAATAGAATGATGCCATCTCTGTCTAAGATCGAAAGTCAAGAATATGTTGATGCGTACAAGAGTGTTCTTAGTAGGATAAGTCATAAGGCTGTTGCAAGAAAAAAAGATTTCAATATTACACATTTAACAAGCGAGCAGCTTACATCAATAAGAACAGCAGATCGCATCTTAAATAAAGAAAAACTCGTAACAGATACCGAGAAGAACGGGACTGAGCACTTGCAGTTCATAGAAAGAGCACAGGCTAGGAAAACAGTTCTCGAGGAGACTCTCACTAGCCTTGATATGTCATCTAGTGATGCGTCCGAAGTGAGAGCTATGATGGAGTTTGAGAATGAAAAGATAGGAGTGTTTAATGATGCATACAATATGTTTCGCAGTGCGTACGCAGGAGGAAAGGAAATCACAAGGATTTCTGCCTATCTTGATTTTATGGGCTCAACGCCTCATGCTGGTTCTAATAAAAAATACTACGACTATTTAAAAGAGCTAGAGAGAGCTGAAACAAAAGAAGAATTCATAAGATTAACGGATGAGTTGAGTGTTTTACGTGAACAAATCGCCACAAATGTAGCCAATAGATCTGACGTATTGACATCTTGGGACGAGAGGAGACAGAATCTTGAGCGCGTCAGGGAGCAACGTGAAATAGAAGGTATTGTTCCAGGGGAAAAAACTCATACGACTCCAGATATGTTTTTTGAAAAACATGGCATTGAAAGGGCTGATATATTTCAATTTACTGACCCTGAGCATGGTATAACATATGACTCCAACTCGGATGCTCTATATGCCCTGTACGCAAGGACGTTAAAAGGGGGATCTAGGAAAGATTTTGTTGATAGAGTAATCAAACTCACAGGAGTTGATACGCCCAATCGTGAGTTAAGAGACGACATAATGGTCTTGTCTAATCTTTTCGAAAGGCGATTTAACATTAAAAGAGTTACGATGAACACAAGTAGCGGGAAGGCTATTTTTGAGAATTCCGAGATATCAAAAGGATTCTTAACTGATGTTTTTACTGAGGTTTTTGGTAATACCCCCTTAATGTTATTAGATTCTCAGTATATGGAAAAAGGGAGCATAAAAAGTTTATACTCTAACCCCAGGGCATTAAAAAATATTTCCCAGCAGACCTATAATGAAGACTTTATGGCCAGTTTATCAAAAGGTGGCAATAAATATATAAAAACATTGAGCAGTGGTGTCGCAAAACCAGGAGTTGGGGATATGTTTCATGGCATCCCGATAGATGAACAGACTATTAGTGGTGCACACTATCCAATTATAATAGATGAAAATATCACAATATTGTTGCCAGACAGAGGCTTTGAATCATTGGGAAAAAGTTTTAAAAAATGGTTTGAGCGAGTTAGGGATGAAGAATATACCAGGAAGTCAATAAAGAGCTTACCAGGAGCAAAAGAACTATTTAATAATCTAGAGTCTTATTATAACACCCTTAAGAATACAGATGGGAGCATGAAAGAATTTGTTAATAGCCGTAGGGGATCTGACCAAGAATCAGTGCATGATGCATTTTTTACGATATTTAATGCAATATATGGCGAAAGAATAGACCATGATTGGCTGCAAGATGCCTACACAAGTTCAAAAGGCCAAAGAAAGCATTTTAAATATAAGAGACTTGCTCAAAACCAGGGCTACTCAAGGAATAGCAACGAAAGGAAAGAGTTTGCTAAGATATTGTATGGAGAGAGCGATAATGCTTACCATAGGGAATTAATTAATGAATTTACGGACCAGGAGTATACTAATGCATTCGTTATTAATGACGGGATGGTTAGTGAAAAAGGTATGAATTCAAATGGGTTAATAACTGATAATAGATCAGTCTCTGAATTCAAATTAAAAGAGATGTATAAAAATAAAGAAATCAGTAAGGGCGCTTATGAAGAAATGATCAAGTTGTTGAAGGACAGCAACTCTATTAATGCTGAATATGTTAATGGCGGGACTCCTGTTAATCGAAGATACCTAGATTATATTCTTCTTCAAAATGGAGATTCTAGTCTTATAGGAAAATCATCTGGGCAGAAACCAGTGGGTTTGTCTTCCTACAAGGACAACAATGGCGTCATACATGTACTCTATAATAAAACTCATTATTTTTACGATTCTAGATTGGATCCATTTTTTGAAAAAAATCCAGATATTCATATGATAGCCTTTACTAGTGGTGCTAAAAAAGCCAAGAGAATAAACCCAAATGAATCTCTAGAGAATCAATTTATCCCATATGATGCAATTCCTAAAGTAGATAGTGGTATGAATCTTAATGACATGATAAATGAATTAAAGATTGACAATATTGATAATAACAAATCGGTTATGCGCATGCAGGCGGATCAAAGTCTTTCTGGGACGATATATGGGGAACCTCATGATGCGAAAATCTTAAAACAATTTAGTAATTGGACATCTCCTAAGGTTCAAAGAGATATTTATCAATATGCAAGGGCAGATATGATAGACAAATTTGCCGATATAAATGTTCAGTTTTTTAATATCGAGAACACTGCTCTTGCATCTGCCGAGGCAAGGTCGTTTATAAGAACAAAGGGAAATAAGGATGGAACAATTTCCGTCGAGACGGACAATGCGTCTTTTGAGTCTATTTGGATAGAGGGGGATGGTGTTCCCTTTAGTATAGCAAATAACCTGTACGAGTCTATGATAAAAAGACGGTATATTGATGATGCTGGGATATTCGATGGCCATACAGATGCAGGTGGATCTGCTATATTGCGTGGTAACATGTCAATGGACTTAAATATCCCCGTTTATGAGAATAATAAACAAATTAAAATTGGTGAAGCCAATATATCCGAAGTCTACTTAGATAGGAAGATTCATAATATAGCGGATTACGGACAGGCAAGTCTATCTAGGGGTAAGGGGAAGAGACCAAAGCATAAGGCTGTATCAACTATAAGTATAATTTTAGAAGCAAATGGAAGAGACGTAGTTTATGATTTAAAATCTGGCAGGGTGTATGACCCTAAGAAACCAACGGATGGTCTTGAATTTTTAGGAAAAGGATCAAAGATCCCAGATTATGAAGCACTAGAGTGGGCAGTTAAAAAATTGAGAGCTGAAATGTCTATGAAGGAAGGTGGAATTTCTACTTATAGAGATGTGCTTAATTTTCTAAATAATTTCCAGGCTGGTGATACTGGGAAAAAGGTATTAAAGCTTGGCATAATGGGTCTTCCTGCCCCTAGAACGGGCCCACATGATGCTATTTTACTAAAGGTGAAGGGAACTCTATCTAAGCGGGACGGGGGGATTATGGAGGTGAATCCGTATGACTTAACTATGCGTGCCCAAAGAGACTTTGATACGGATAAAATGTATTTTTATATGGATACTCCTTTTTCCGCTATGCGTGAATCATATAAGGTTAATGGCCAGGTAAAAGAAGCCTTGCCAGTAGATAGGCCCGCTGGTTTGGAGCTAAATCCATACGACAGAAGAAGTATGGAGAACTATTCTGGGGAAATTAATAATTATAGAAAAAAATTCGGGCAGGTCGTCAAGACTCATAGAAAATTAACTTATGCTAGAAATGTTTTTGAGCAGATAAAGTCTATAAATATTGGAGATGGAAGAGAAATAGTCTTTCAAGAACTTGACGATATGGCAATGCAGAGACTTGTTTCTGATACTCAGGGCGCTGTAGATATTTATGAAACACTCCCATTTTATGTAAAAAACTTTAACCAATGGCAGAGAAACACTTTTTTTGGCAACAACAGAAGCGATAGAAGTACAATAGCAGATAAGCCGTTCTTTTATATTAAAAGCAAAGATGGATCTAGTAGTCGCATAACAGAAGATGGTCATATGCTAATAGTTGAAAAACTTATGGGGGATTTCGGCAGACTTTTAAGTTATGAGGGCAATGTGTGGGAGGCTGGGGAGGCAAAAACTCCTAGGTATAAAGACATGGTCACTGCTCTTAAGATCTTTAGGGATGAGTATAGACCAGATAGAATCAATCATAATTATTACAATTATATAAAATATAAATTCAATGAAGAAGTCGCAAATCAAATATTTTATGAAAACAGTAATACTAAAAAGAGCATGAATGATATACTGGGACCATTATCAAAAGCGATTAATGATAGCCCTGATCCATTCTTAAGATCGTTAAAGGGGATTGCATCCAGGGATAGGATGCAGGTACGCGAAACCTACAGTCCAAGTGGAGACCATTTTAATGCAGCCTTAGATAGGCTTATTGGAGAAAGGCGCGGTGAGGCCTTAGCGGAAGCTTTGCGTGGAGGAGATACAGAAAGCAGACCTGAGGAAACTATTATTCTTGAGCAAATGTGGGAAGCTTTCTATAAGACGAAGAAGACCGAGGATGCTCTTGTGCAGGCCAATACTATAGAAGAACAAATTGGCACAGCAGAGTTCTTAATTAGAAAGGAGCAGATGAAGTCTGATGAAAACCGAGACGATGCATTTATTCAAGTAAATCGTGAGAATATTCAAATCAAGAGAAAAGCCCTATCTCTTCTTTTAAATAAAATGACCGTATCTGCAGAAGAAGGTCTTCCTGGCCAGAGTATTCAGAAGTATAAATCAGATGGGAATAACTTGGTTGAGGTATTTGGCGACAGGCAGATTGCAATCAAGGATGCTGAGACTGGGCAGGAAAGACGAATGTTAAGGAATGCTGGAGATAAACATGAACTTAAAAAGGGGGAGGTCGCTGTTAGGAACCCTGTTATTTTAAAGGCTATAAAGGAACACGATTTAATAGATGGAATTGCATTTGCGCACAGTACACTAGGGTACTATTCTGGGATAGCTACAGGTGACATGGACTGGTTTGGTCAGTACGCGAGGAAGACAAAAGGCAGGATTCGCAAGTTAATGGTTGATACAATGGACAACAGTAATGTTAAAGAGTGGGATAAGTATGAGAATTTAGTTAGGCATGAGATAGAAAAGGGTCTGCAAGATGTAGTAAACAAATTATATGAAGAGGTCCCAGCTTCTCTTAAGCAAGCCGATCTTTTACCAGCTCTTGGTAATTTGCCAGATGGGAAGGAATCATACGGAATTGATTTCTTAATGTCTATGTTGACACCTGATCATAGTGGGAACCCAAATCAATTTTATTTCTCTCCAAAAACAGGTGGCTTTATGCCAGCCGTTAAAGCTCCATCCAAATCAGTTATTAAGGCCGTATTTAACTTCCTTAATGATTATAGTGCCTTGCCTCACAAAAAGGAATTTATTCAAAAATTTGCTCAAGTCCATAGAGGCTTTTATGATGCACTTGTTGCTGGCAACGGATTTGAATCAGGTATGTCGAGAATTGCAGATGCCAATTTTGAGGGTGCGTTAATTAATAGCTTAAATAAGAAGGTTATGAATAGTCCGTTTGTATCAAGAGAGGAGTTTAAAAAGATATCGGAATATATGGAAATAGGCTCTGGTATCAATTCTGAATTCGCTGAGTTAATGCAGCAAATGCTAATTGACGGTCAAGTCATAGATGCTGGGACTGCAATACGCATAAAAGAGAATATTATTAATGAAGTTGGTGAAAACGAATATAAAGCATTGTTTAAGGTCGCCAGAGGCAGTCTTGTGTTTGATGGACTTTCAACTAAACAATTCAGTACATCTGGAGGAGAAGGGCAACTTATTGGAGAGGTTTTAATGGATAGAAAATCTATTAAACAAAGAAGAATTACTGGAATTAGACCACAAAAGAGAGGGACTAAAATTCTTGATTTATTAAATGATGAAATTGGATTTGAGAACGAACACGGAGCATCGGCACCTATTGGGAAAGACGGGAAACCTCTCTGTAATTAAATATGAAGGAAATAAATAAATGGCTTGCTTAGAAGGGTCAAGTCTCTGGACCGAGACAGACAGAGCAAAAAACATGTGGATAAATTCTAAGTCTATTGAGAAATACGGACTTACAGATGATAAAACTGCATTTACAGCTCTTTTTGAGGCGTCTACTGGTAAAGTCCTTATGGCTGGGAATAACATTACGGATATTGATATGAAAAAATTCCAAATAGGTATAGAAGGATTATCAAAAGATCTAAAAAGTCCTGGAATCTTGTCTAATAAGTTTCTTAGGGCATTTGTCCCTGGTTTCGCGGTATCTAGAAGCAACCCTGTTACTAGAGAATTTTGGAATAGACTAGTAGAAGGCAATGAGTTTAGGGCTAATACTACTAATAAAATGATGGCTAGTTATAATAATATGATGGGGGGATTAAAGCAGGCAATCCTTGAATTTGATGGAATGGCCACGACGGGAGATGCAGATATTAAAACATTTGCTATCAGCGCAGATAGTAGAGCTAGAAAAAAGATAGTTAATGATAAATTCAATAAGCTCAATGAGAGGGAGAAAAAATACGTTATCTCAATGAAAAACGGAGATAAGATAGGCGCAGCTAAGGAGCTAATCGGCTTGAAATCTTTTTTAAAAAATGAGGGTGCTGTTTTTCAAGATTTTTTAGATAGAGTAGAGGCATCTAATGATTCGGGCTTAAAATATAAATACAGAAATGAGTCTAACAAAAAAAATTATATTAATCGTATTAATAAGGCTGCTGTTGAGTGGAGAAAGGTACAAGACATATCAAAAGTACATTTAATACGGTCTATAGCCAATCTGAATAAAACAATAGAATTAAAGTACGGACATACAAGTAAAACAGCAGATAAACTAATATCTGAGTATAAAGAAGTTGTAAAAAATCTTGAAAACACTGAGGGTGGTTACATTCCTCATTATGTATTAGATATTATGGGGCAATCAATAGAACTTCCAGAAATGATTTCAAGGGCAAAGTCTCCTAAGGATATTGATACAGCTCTTAATAAGTATGTTAATGAGGTAAAAGAGATCAATACAAGTCTTTCTAAAAGACTACAATCCAGGTCAAATGAAGACATGGAGTATTTTTCAAGAAATCCTATGCTTTATGCTAATAAATACATAGAACAAGTATCGTCATTTAATCATAGTTCCCATATAAATCATGCATTTACTGCTGGATTAAAAAAATTAACTGGGGTAATGCTAAAAAACCCAAATTCCCCCGAGGCCAGTACTGCAAAAACATACGCTCATATATTGGGATCAATGTATGAAAGAGCTTCATCTAGTAGAAAAATTGAGGATGCCGATACAGGGGAAAACTTAACTAGAATATTAACATCACTACAGTTTGTGTCTAAACTAGGATGGTCAACAAGGGGTGCATTAAGAAATAGCACCCAAAGGCTTTTAAATAAGATTTACTGGTCGTTGGGGGCCGAGAAGGCATCTAATAAAGAGTATAATGATAATGCTATATACAAAGAAGGCCTAAATAAACAGTTAGAAGAAAAAGGACTAATGTTTATTGATATTGCAGCTGTAACTGAGGGTGCTGTTTCCAATACTGATCTTTTAGGATATGGCATTGACATGGAAAAAGGTATTCTTACTTTTAGAGATAAAAATACTATCATGGAGAAATTAGCCAAAGGAACAAGCAAGCTCGCAGAGAAATCAGCGATTCTTACTCAGATGGCTGAAAACTCAAATCGTAGAAGCACTTTTAAGGTGGCTTACCACCAAAGGTATACTCAATTACAGAATACAACAGAATTTTCCAATATTGAAGGAAATCCTGAAGCTTTGTTAAAAATGCAGCAGTCAGCAGGAACATATGCTAGTCGCATGACTAACTTACTTCATTTTGAATACTCTAAATTTGGTAAATCAACTATATTAGGGAGTAAGGCGGGATCAGTGGCAGGTCAGTTCCAACATTACGCATTCTCTTTCGCAGATCTTCAGTATCAAATGTTAAAAGATTATTCACGAGCCTTTAAAGCGGGTGACTATAGCGGTGAGGAAGCTAGTAGGATAACTAAATTGTTTGCTCTATATGGCCTAACTGAAGCGGTTTCTGTTGCATCGAATATAGATTTTACAAGTTATATAAATAATGATACTGTAGATAGAGTAATGCAATTAAAGCAGTTTTTAACTGGTGATGACGAAGAAAGTAATGAAGCATATTATGGCAAAGGGCTAGTCGGAGCATCTGGCATTGTCCCATTAAATGATATTGTAGAGATACATAATCTAGGAGTTGCTGCGGGATACTGGAAAATGCTTGCCGATGAAGGTAGTACAGCAGCTTGGGTAATGGGTATGAGAAAATATGATAGAATAAGTAATAATGAATTTGTAAAAGAACTATCGGGAATGGGGAGTATTGAAATAGAGAGAATTCTAAGAAGAAGCTTTTTTCCTTATTTTAAATCTCTTTTTACAGATAAACCACGAAGTATATTTTCTGCATTAAGAGCAGAGTTTGGATTATATCCAGGCACGACTACTATGGGAATAAAAACACATGATATGCAAAAGAAAATAAGCAATTCAAAAAAGAAACCAAAAAAAGGGTCAAGTGCTATATCAAAAAATCAGCGAGCACAGGCACTATCTGCACTCGCCAACCTTTAATTTTTAAATAAGTTATTTTCTTTTTGTAGATTTTGGGATATTTGCATAATCTTAGTTAAAACATTCTCGAGTCCAGCAATAAGATTAATTAGGTTTGATTCTAACGAATTTAAATCTTGTAGTGTAAATGACTTGGTTTTTGTTAGTTTTCCCAGAAGAGAATCCAAATCAATTAGTTTAGTATTGAAATCGTTATTAAAGTTTTTTAATAAATTCATTTTTTATTTTGTACCTTTAGTAAAAGTGTTAAGTAATCTTCATAAGGCATTACCACCAATGGCATGCCTCTGTCTTCTTTAATAAGCTGGATGTCTACATTTTCATTGGGCATCATCCATTCGGCTATTTTCTTTCGGCATTTACATTGGACTTTGATCTTATTGTCAATTAATACATCAACTTCTTCATGATGACCTAGGGCAGCGCCATTACTGCCCCAGGCCCTTTTTGCAGGAATACCAGCTTCCTGCGTTAGCTTAACCACAAGCCGTTCAAATCTGTTGCCTTTTTGTTTACTAGGATGACTCATTAATTTATCCAGCATCTTTTAGCATCTTCTTCATGCCATGTTTCTCCGCCTATGTAACCGCCTTCAAATCCACCTAAGTCTTCTAATTCTAGGACGGCTGATTTACCTGAGCCGTGTATTTTAATTATCTTTCCTTGTTGCTCGATATCTGCCTTAAATCCTACCCAATCACCTACTTTTACTTCTTTTCCATCTACTATTGCTGTTTTACTCATGTAATCTCTCCTGCATAAAATTTATCAGTATTATTTTGAAATATTTCAGTGTGTGTAGTTTTAGAATTTTCATATGTCACATCTCTAATAAATTCATAATAGTCATCATAATAATCATCTAATAGGTTTATATCTGTGTTTAACTTATCTGCTATGTATTGCAATGACTCATGATACCATTTACTTGTTCTGTCGTATCCATACATACGGCGCATATCTGTTAATATGTGCCAAAGAAATGCTATTTTAATCTCAGGGTTTTCTGATTCTTCAATAATTTCAGTTATTTTCTTAGTAAGTGCTGTCCAAAACCTATATGATTTTCTAGTTTCTATTCT